CTTGATATTAGTGGTTGGTAAACCCAACTCTTATTATTACATCAGGTTTGTAACTTTAACCGAACGGTAGTATTGGTTACGATCTGCTGTAAATGTATCAGCGTCAGTCGTGCCGTCAGACTGTGTTACGAATGGGTTAGCAATCATGCCGTAACGAGTCTTGAAGCCGATTTTTGGCTGGAAGTCAGTTGGGTCAATGGCGCGAACTTGCTGCAGCGGCACGTATGGGCAGTAGAAGATACCAGCGTCATAAGCACTAGAACCTTTATAGCCAACAACGTAGAACTGAGAAGCAGCACCAGTGTTTGCACTGTATGGGTCAACATATACACGATAGCGACCATTCAGCACACCAGCGAAGGTGTTACCTGTGTCATCAACGTTCAGGTCAGTGCTAAGAGCTGGAGCATAATCCAGAACACCAGCCATTGACAGAGCAGAAGCTACGTCAGAAGAACAGATGATGAAGTTACCTTTACCGCGACGTGTGTCTTGAGCAATTACGTTGGCGTCACGTTCGATGTTGAACAGGAGACCTTTGAAACGCTCAACTGACCAACGACCATTTGAGTCAACATCAAGGTCGAATGTGCCAGCAGTTGCTGTAGAGGCAGAACCTGTTTTAGCAACTTTGTAGATTGTGCGGATAACTTCGCGGTTGATTTCAGCCAAGATTTCCTGAGACAGGATGTTTGACAATTCGCTTTCAGCGTCAAGACCGTGGATTGCTTTCAAGTCTTGAGCCAGTTCGATTGTGTATTCGGCTTTCAGCGCGCGAGTTTTAGCTGTTACGGTTGTTTTCTCGATTGAGAAAGCCATTTCAGCTGGGTCGAGGCTTTCACCAGTAGCAGTGGCCATGCCAGTGCCTGTAGTGTAAGTGCCGTCAACTGGGTTAGAACCAGCGTGAGTGCCTGTGCCAGCGAAGTCAGTGTCGGCTTCGTTGAACAGAGCTTCTGTGCCAGTTTGTGAAGTATAGTGTGACTTCATTGCGAAGATCAAACCAGTTGGACCAGTCATTGGCTGAACGCCAGCAACATCATAAGCCATCAGGTTTGGCAGCGCACGACGAACCAGAGAAATCAATACTGGGTCGTAGTTGTCAATAGAAGCACCAGTAGCGTTTTCTGATTCGAAGAGAGCTTGTTTTTCTTCGCGCAGAGCTTGCTCTTGGTTTTCAAGAACGACAGCCGTAACATTACGACGATGAGCGTCCTTAATTTCTGGAAGTTCTGGGTGGTCCAATACTGGAGCCCATTTTTCCATTTGTGATTCTGAAAGATACATCTTTCGTCTCCTTGCTTAGTTAGTTTTAACTGTTATTATTTATAAAAATTACTTTTTTACCGATTTCGAAATCGCACGAGTATAAATGCTAATTGGTGAGTTACCATCTACTGATTCAGTAATTGATTCGTCATCAACGAGTTTATCTTCTTCAGATGCTTTTTGAGCAGGGAAATAGTTTTCCTTGATTACTGACAATTTTTCAGCATAGTCGCTGTCAAACGCCACATCTTCTACGAGTTTACCAAACTTTTCAGATTCTGTTACAGTCAAGTCAGCAGTAGCTTCCTTGATTGCAGCAGCTTTTTCAAGTTCGACTTTAGCGGCTGACAACTCAACCTTTTCTTCAGTCGATTCGTCCAGCTTGGCTTTGAGTGATTCGATCTCACTCTGCATTTCGCCCAGAACATCATACTTCTCTTGTGGAACTTCGATGTAATGCTCGGCAAAAACTTCTTTCAAGGAACCGACGAATGATTCAGTGATCTCGTTACGCAGACCGCGCTCGATAGCGAGTTCATTTTCTTTCATCCAGTTTTCGGCAACATAGTTCAGATAACCGTCGATTTTCTGAACCATTTCTTCCATGAATGTTTCTTGAGCTATTTTGGCTTCTTCAGCCAGCTCTTTTTCGATTTCTTCGATTTCAGCTGATACACGAGCTGTTACAACAGCTTCAAACAGACCAGCGGCTTTCGTTTTAAATTCTTCTGACAATTCTTCTTCATCAGCGAACAAGTTAGCAACGTCATCTTCGAAGAGAGTTTCTTCGTCAGCTTCAACTTCTTCAACTTCTTCAGTTGACTCTTCGTCGAGCTCAATCTCAGCTTCAACTTCTTCGTCAGTTACATCGTCAACAACTTCTTCAGTTGTTTCTTCAAGAACTTCGTCATCAGAATCAGTGTCTTCAGCTTTGACATCAGCTTTAGTTCCTGGCTTATTAACCTGACCTTCAGTCGAAGCAGTTTCCGAAGAACCTTGTGTCGGCGAAGTCTGATCACCAGCAGTTGATGAAGAGGCAGACTTACTACCATCTTTCGATGCTTTAGCAGTGGCAGCTTTACCCGCATCAGCACTCAGTGCATCGTCAGACTCGAGCTTTTCTTGCTCTGGATTTGCGTCTGATGAACCTTGTGTTGGTGGAGTAGAGTCGCCTTGTGATTTATCGGCAGGACGGGCAGCTGACTCGTCCAGTTCATTAACTTCTTCAGTAACCACTTCTGGCTTACCTTTAAGAAGCTCTCTGATTTTGCTTTCTACAGCCATTTCTATCTCCT